TTACGCGGACGAAACCGACGCATCCCTGATCAAGGAGGCGATCCTTGACGAGTTGGGCGAATGGGCCTTCGGGCAGATGTGCGAAGCGTTCGGCGGGCAACAGATCGACATTCCGGCCAGGGCGAACACTGTCACCGAAGGGCACTTTCTTTCCCAGGCATTGGGCCTCGATAACGCGCGGTTGCTGTGCGAGGCGGTCGGGCCTGCGCGGTTCTATGTGCCGCGTCCCCGCAAGCACGACGACCGGGACGCCCGGCTTGTGGACATGGTGCGCCGTGGCCTCGCCAATTGGGAGATTTCCCGCGCGGTGTCGCTGACGGAACGGCATGTGCGGCGGCGCCTGTCGCAGCTGGGCGTCAGCAATCCCAACCGCAAGCCCCGCAACCGGTATTTCGGCGCCAGTTGCGCCACCGCAGCGGACTGGGCGTCCTGATATGCCCCGCGCCGCGATCCTGACGGGGGGTTAACACCCCTTCCCGCCCTTTCCGGGGCGTGACCACCGGGCAGGGCAAAGACCGCGCTCAGCGGCGCGGAAATCAACCAGAGCCAAGGAACGCAAATGCAACCTCTGAACCAGAATACCGCCCGCGTGATCGACCCCGTCCTGTCGGGCATCGCGCAGGGCTATATCCACCCGCAGCGGGTGGGCAATGTCCTGTTCCCCTCGATCCCGGTTCCCGCCTCGGGCGGACAGGTGATCGAGTTCGGGCGCGAAGGCTTCGTCAACTACAACTCGCGCCGCGCGCCGGGGGCGAGTGTCCAGCGCATCCAGTTCGGCTATGAGGGGAAACCCTATGCGCTGCAGAACTTCGCCCTCGATACGCCGGTGCCCCGCGAATTCGCCCAGGACGCCGCCGCCGTGCCGGGTCTCGATCTGGGCAAGCGCGCCGTCAATACGGTGATGAATTCACTGACGCTTACGCTGGAAATCGACCAGGCGGCGTTGGCGACCGATGCGGCGCACTACGGCACCTCGAACAAGCTCGCCCTGACCGGCATCAGCTGTTGGAACAGTGATACCAGCGCCCCCATGTCGGACATCGAAAACGCCAAGGAACAGGTGCGCGCAACCTGCGGCGTCGATCCCAACCGCATGGTGATCAGCTCGAAAGGCTTCCGGGCGCTGAAGCATCACCCGAAAATCGTCGAACGGTTCAAATACACCACCGCCGAAAGCATTACGACGGACATGCTGGCGTCCCTGTTTGACCTGGAAGAACTGGCGGTTGGCAAGGCTACCTATATCGACCCCAAGACCCCGGATGCACCGGCCAAGGAAGCTTGGGGCAACTTCGCCGTGCTGGGCTATGTGCCGTCGCAGGATGCGGCGATGGATCAGCCTTCCTTCGGCTATACCTACACCCTGACCGGGCATCCCTTCGTGGAAGCGCCGCGCTGGGATGGGGACTGCCGGTCGTGGGTCTATGGCGTCACCTATCAGCGCGCGCCGCAGCTGACGGGCATCGCCTCGGGCTTCCTGTTCCAGAACATCGTGGGGGCGTGATCATGGCGAACCAAGGAACGGGCATTCCTTCACAACCCGCGCCGGGCACTTTCGGCCCGATCGAGATCTTCCGGGTTGGCAGCTTCGCCGACATGATGGGAGACATGCATACCATCGAACGCAAGACTTTGACCAGCCTCGCGGCCAACTATGACGCCGAAGCCAACCCAGCTCCGGTGGTGATCGGGCACCCGGAAACCGACGCCCCGGCCTATGGCTGGGTGGATCGCCTTTTTGTTGAAAACGACGTTCTCAAGGCGACCGTTCGCGACGTGGTGCCGGAATTTGCCGATGCGGTGAAGGCCGGACGTTACAAGCGCGTCTCGATCTCGCTTTTCCTACCCAATTCGGCATCGAACCCGACCCCCGGTGACTTTCACCTGCGCCATGTTGGCTTCCTCGGGGCGATGGCCCCTGCCATTCCCGGCCTGAAGCCGGTCAAGTTCGCGGGCAGGGCTGGCGAGAGCATCGCGCTTTCGCAGAACTTCGCCGCGCCGCTTTCGCCCGAAGCGCGAGAGCTGGCGCAGCTGCGCCGCGAAGCTTTGGATCGGAAGGTGGAAGACCTGATCCTGTCGGGCCGGGTGCTGCCCGCGTTCAAGGATGAAGTGCTGAGCTTCGCCGCGCACCTGGGCAGCTCCGATACCGTCAGCTTTTCTGACGGCAGCGCGAAACCCGCCCGTGAGTGGTTCTTCGACTATCTCGCCAAACAACCGTCTGTCGTGAGCTTCGGGGAATTCGACCTTGGCCCCGATCCGTTCGCGGCAGGGGCCGCGCCGCGCGCTCCGGGCGGTGTCAAGGTTCCGGCAGGCTACACCATCGACCCGCGCGGCAGCGATCTTGCGGCACGGGCGGCGGAAGTCAGCCGCGCCAAGGGCATCAGCTTTGCCGACGCGCTCGATCTTGTTCAAGGGCAGGTGCGGTGATGACCGAAACCGGCCCTTCGCGCGGTGCCGCTCGAAGCATCACGAACATTCGCCATTCGCTGTTCCAGATTCTACCAGGGCAAATCCCGGCAGGTGATGACATCCGCCTGAGTGACGGCGGGGAACACCCGTTCACGGCAATCGTGCGCGACACCGACTTCACGGAACGCCTGAACACGGGGCAGATCACGGCGGACACCGACACGGTATTCCTGGGCGAGTTCCTTGAACGTCAGGATTTCATCGGGAACACCCTCACCAAGGCCGTGTTCCTGACGGGGGCAACGACGCTTCGGGAGAATGAGGCATGAGCAGCTTCTTTTCGTTCCGATACCGTGACTGTGTTCAAATCCTGTCGGATACCGCATGGCTCGACGCCACCGGAAAAATGGTGCTCGATCAGAGCAAGGTGTTCATCGTTCCGGGCCATCCCATGGCGATCACGGCGCGGGGCAATGCTCAAGCCGTGATCGACACGCTCAACGGGATGATGGAATTCGTCAACAGCTTCGCCAGTTTCGACGCGGCGGATGCGTTGTGGTACTTCGTCCAGCGCCATTTCAAACGCCTTGCGGGGGCCGGTCATGTGGAGGCGGAGTTTCTTTTCGCCTTCTGGTCTTTGGCGGATGGCCCGCAGCATTTCTTTCTTCCGATGCACCCTAATTCCGGGGTGCAGCCGTTTCGCGCTCATGCCTGCGGCGATCAGGTGGCCGGTGGGGCGGCCATCTGTTGGGAAGACCTTTCGCACCTCGATCTCACCGCCGATGATCTGGCGAGGTCATCGTTCCCCCGCGACTGTGGCCCCGACATCCTTCAGGCGATGCGCAAACCGGCCAGCGTTCCCGGGCAAGCGCGGCAGTATGTGGCGATGGGGGGGAAGTGCGAGCTGGTCACCATCGACCGGGCGGGCGTTTCCAAGGCTGTTCTCGCAAGCTGGGATGACCGAATCGGAGAGCCTCTGCAACTTGACCTCAAGTTTCGGCGCCATTGCAGCGAGGCCATCAATGCAAGGTGATCACCTCACGGCGCTGTATGCACCGGCCATCTACAACCCAGAACAGAGGCAGCGTGTGACGCTGCCTCACGGCAAAAGCATCGCTGAAATCGTCGCGTCTTTCTGCCCGCAGATCGACCCGGCCGATCTTCAACGCCTGCGCGTTCACATGGTCACGGATCGAGGCTTCTGGCCGGTCGAGCAAAGCATGTGGCATTGCGTGTTTCCAAAGCCCGGGGTCACGATCACAATTCGCTGTATCCCCGGAAAAGGGGCGCTGCGGTCGATCCTCTCGATTGTCGTCTCTGTTGTCGCGTTCGCACTCGCGGGACCACTTGGAAACGCCTTGGCGGGAACATTCGGGTGGACTGCTGTAACATGGCAAGGCATCGCCATGGCTGGCCTTCCGATGGTCGGCGCGGTGCAGCTCGATCCACTGCCGACACCCGGAACGTAAATGACACAGTGGGGAACATGACGATGACAGACACAGGCAGAAGGTTTTCGCTTGTCGGTGTTCCGGGGCCTGACGGCAAGCTTCCGGGCGAACGACTTCGGGAGGTGCTCGACGCGATTCAGCATCGGCGCGGCTTGTTCAAGACGGTCGGTGAACGCCTTCTTTTCTTGGCAGACCAGAATTTCGAAGGGCAACACAGCCCGGACATGACGCCCTGGCAAGCACTCAAGGCCGCAACCATTCGTGCGCGGCTGCGCAGGGGCAAGGCGCAGGTCAAGATTTTGCGGGAAACCGGGGCCTTGCGGGGGTCTCTCAGCTTCGACGCGCGCGACGATGGCCTGTCGGTCGGCTCAGCTTCCCCCTATGGGATGATCCACCAACTTGGCGGCACCATCGAGAAGAAGGCCAGCTCCCGCTATGTTGTCGGGCGGCGCTTTGCGAAGCGCGACAAGGAGGGCGGCGCGGACGTGGCAATTCCCTCGCACACCATCCGAATTCCGGCGCGGCCCTATCTCGGCGTGGGGAAGGGGCAAGAGGAAATCATCGCCGAAGATGTCGAAGCTTGGCTGAGCAGATGAAGGCGTCACGAATGCCGTTCCCCCTTCGATCCTGACGCTTTCCGAACCGCTGAACTTGTCAATTGCGGATGAAACGATATTCCGAGTTTAGCCATTTTTCCGGGAAAAATTCCCGTTATCCGCTTCGCCATCGTTGCCGACCTTGTTCCGAAATCTAGGCGGAACCATCCTGCTTATTTTCATTCATTATCAGAGTCTTACATGTCATTTCTATTTCGGAACAAGGTCGGCAACGATGGTAATACCTTGGCAGCCGATGGCCGACGCGTTTCCGGCGCGTTCTCGCTCATCTCTGCACCTAAAATGTCTTTTGTCTCAGATTGTTAGCTTGCGCCAAGAAGTGCTTCCTTCTTGTCGGCCTTATGCAAGTTTTTGCGTGCTGAATGTCAGTTTTTGGTTCCAGTAAAGGCACTTGGTAACATTCGCCCGCGCCATGCGTCACGTCTCCATGTCGCTGTTCTTTAAGCCTTTTCATGCCCTTGCAGGTTTTCACCCCGTCCGGAAGCTTTGTCCGAAAGGTAGTCCCCCCCTACA